AATGATAGTATCTAAGTTTTTTGTGATTTGCATGTTTTCTGAGCCTCTTTATAAATTTTTGGAAATCCGATTTAATAAGCGAGCCATCAGGCGGGATATTTTCATCGTTATATGTGAGTGTAATAAAAATGTTATCTTCGTGAGTACTTGCTTCGTGGACGATTCGCATGGCCCATTGTCGGCTGCGTTCGAGCCTGCAGCCGCAACATTGCCCGCAGGGCAGTGTGAGCGGGTCTCCGTTGTTTTTTTCATCGAAGCGTATTTGTCCTTGGCTATCGCGATAGGCCGTTAAGGGATGAAAGCACGACATTCATTTATAGTCGTGTTCCGCCACGCATTGGGCGGGGTTTGGTGTTCATTTTATTAACACCGGTGTTTTTTTTGAATTTTCGTTTTGATGAACCTTTGCTCATTTTGTATCGTTTTGACATTGATATTCTCCAATTGTATTTGTTCACACCCTTCCCAATAATTGCTAGTCGAATATTCTAATATACCGAAGTTATCGGGAAGATCTGAATATAATGCGAAATCATAGTATCCAGGTAGAGTTAATTCAATTAACAGTTGTTGCATGATTATTATAATAATCGTTTTTTAAGCTTTGTAAAGCTTGGATTGACACTTTTTTATAAAAAGGTGTCAGTCCGGACAGTTATATCAAGTAGGTTGCTGTCCGGATTCGGCTTTTGTTGCCTCAGGTTTCACCCTAGTTAAGAGCTTCGATGCTCTTGGTCGTTGCGTCTACGACGCTTGTATGGCTGTATAAGCCATTTTTAAGCATTTTTAATGCTTTAGTAGCGAGACTCTCGTATACTCGCGTCTCGCGCTCTGGGAGTGATGCGCCACCTTACGGTGGCTTATTTTTTGGCGTAGTGGCTGACTTGGGGTTGTTTTGCGCCCCGTATGGGGGGCGCATTAAGGGCGCGCTATGGCTGCGCGCTTTAGTTTTTGAAGGGTGCGCTACTCGCGCGTTAACGGATGCTCCAGGCATCCTAGTCTTGGGCCATCCTTGGCCCGCTTAGTGTACAAGGAGTGGAATTTAAAAAGGGACCGGTTAAGGTCCCTTAGTATTAGCCAGCCGCGCCTGATGTAGGCGGGGGAGTCTCTGGCTGATTTGTTACCACAACCTCGATGGGTTGTGGTGATTCTGGGGCTTTAGCAAGACCCCAGTCTATGAGTTGTTGTTGATTATCGCCATTATGGATGAAATCCATAAATTTGGCGGGGTCGTTATCGAATTGTTTGCGTATCTCAGATGGTACGCTTGAGAATGAATCCTTTGCTTTAAGTATCATGTTCATAGTTTCTTGGAAGTCATTGTTTGGATTATCGTCATATTTGAATTGCTGCAAAGCAGCAGTTTTTGCTATTAGATCTACGCCATGGCGTTTGACTATATTGTTAATGTTTACTTCGTCTTTATGTGATTGTTCGACTCGTATTACCTCGTCCTCTGGTATTGTGAGTTGTACACGGTTGCGAATTACTTCGCCTTTATCGTTTGTTTTATAAAATGACATATTATTTACCTTTTGGTGTGAATGGTGTTGACATACCTTTATTTAATAGTTGACCTATTCTTTCTTTAGCTACATTGCGTACTTTTGTACCGGCTTCTGCTGCTTTTGTAGTTAGTTTTTTTAATTGCTGTGCGCTACTTGTTAAATTTGCTCCGATTGCCGGTGCTAGATCAGATGCCGCCTGTTTGAATCCTTCATATACTTTGCCTGCGTCTTTCATAACAGTAGCACCTGGATTCTTTATATCTATATTTTGTTGAACATTTCTTGTTTCTGCTACAGTTTTATTAAGATCAGCAAATTGTTTTGCTATACCTAAGGCACTTGAGACTTGTTGTGCTCCTGATGGCTTTGCCTGCATTGTTGCGCCTGCTGCATTTGCTTTAGCTGTTGCTCCCTGTGAACCTGCTGCTGCAGCCCCTGCGGGTGATGATGCATCGAATTTGCCAGCTAATATCGGATTAATCCCTGATGCTTTTAGATCTTCCATCCTTCTTGATACAGCTGAATTAGACATACGTTCTTGAAAGCCTAATTGTTTTTGTATCTCTGCTGTTTGAAATGCTCTGTTTTTTTCTGCCTCCGTCATTGAGAAGTCGCGTGCTTTTCCTGCTTCTTCTGCTTCAAATACGTTTCGGGCCGAGGCAATATCCTTATTCGCCTGGTTCATATCTTCGACCTGTGTTACGCCTGAGAAATTTTCCCATACGTCTTTTACAGGGCCAAAAGGTTCTGTTAGTGGATTCCAGCCCATTAGAAATGATCTATCATGCCTGGTACACCAAATGTTGGCATAGGACGAGCACATTTAAGGTTAATGTAAGTATCAACAATGAAGTGAGGTTCAGCTGGTACTTGTATTGCTCTATCTATAGGTGGATTTTCTTCAATGAATGTTTGACCTAATGTAGGAAGCGTCGAAAAGTCCTGTGATAGATGCCAAGCATCGAGTGAACTCGTTGCATCTGATTGAAATAACATTGAAATCTGTGAAGGTTTATAACGGTATTCTGCATATCGTTCCTGGTATCCAAATACTAAATCATCATTTGCTGTTCCATCACAATAGATTTCTTTATTTAATATTTCTTGCTCCCCAAGATGGGCGAGAGAAGGCCAGTATATATCGTATCTGGTTGATTTTGATAGTTCACGACGTAAACCTTTTTGATATGTTAAGTCTGCACGAACCGACATGAGACCCATTACAATTCCATGCTCTACGAAAGATTTTGAGAATCCATGGCCTGATACTGATGCTGTACCAATAGCGGCTAGATCACCGACACCATTTGCAGATCCATCTGTTGTTCCTGCTTGCTGTGTTATGGGAGAAATATTAATAGGAGAAGAGCCGCCACCGAGATATTCAGGGCGATAGCTAACGTCATAGAAATTAACACCAAAGTGATTTCGAACCAGTTCACTGTAGCGAGTACCTCCGCGAGCATCGCGTTCGAGTAATTTTTGAACCTGAAATGCTTCTCTTAAATCGTTAATTGTTGCTGCTGTTGCAGTAGTTAAATCAACTTCTAAACCTGTTAGTGTTTCATCTGTAATACTACCCCATCGTAAAGCACCGCCGGCATTCCAATTTGTTGCGACAATATCTCTATCTGAACCTACGCCGGATAGTTGCTGTTCTTGAGGCGTTCCACCTGGTTTATGAATATATGGTGATGTTCCATCTGATTGTATTATTGCTGTTGTACCTAATGGTAGTGATACTGCATCGCCTTTTTGTGGCCATGGTAAAGCAGATGTGAAGTAATCGTGTCTTTTTCCGCGTCTTTCTAGTTCGGCATATCCTGTTGTACCAATTGCATCAGGGCCATCACCTGTTTGGTTACTTGGTGTATCAATAAGATTCTGATCACGAAACCATTCCGAATAGATTAACTTATAAGATCTTATTGGTAATGTAGATATTTCAACGTCATCGGGTTCAATACCATGAGGCACGCCGATATAATTCAATAATGCTCCTCGTCTGCCTGCTGTTGTTGTTAGATCAGCGTTTGCGTTTGATGGTTGTGCACCTGAAAATACTGGAATTTGGTAATCTATTGAATCACCTGGATCAACTTGTTCACCAAAGAATTTACGGCTGTTATCCCATATAAGACGATAAGGTACAAAGAAGAAATGTGTATCTATGAACATGTTGTCCATAATGGGGAATAGTGGTGTTGCTAATCGTGCGAATGCTGTTGTATTTAGATTGAATGTGTCTCCCGGAAGTACGTCGTCCCAATAGAAAGGAACGAGCCAGCCGGCATCCATTGTAAATTTATGTCCATGTGAACGGTCGAATTGAGAGCGAGGCGCTTGTATTGAAGGAGCCTGGCTAAAATTATGTGTCATTACTGATTGCATTTTTTTTCCTCTAATAAGTAAGCCGGGGAATAACCCCCGGCCTTATAAGTTAGATACCGCTTTGTTTTTTTAGTGCTTCATGTTTTGCCAAATCATCTAGCTGTTGTTGTTCTGAAATTGATGTGACATTATTTGTCTTAATCTCGAATCCTGAACGTAGTTTTTTTGGGTTTTTATCGGCTGTTATTGAGCCGGAGTTATCGTCGAATCCACCAATATGATATAGGGTGTAATCGTCTTTATTTTTGTTTTCTTCTACTGATTGAGAGAATGCGCGAATTGCTGATGCGTC